AGGCCGTGGTGTGTTTCCCATATTAAAAATCTAGTACAGAACACAACAATGCCACGTTTGCCCTAGTCTGAACACAATGTTTCCGCTGGGGAATATTTATTTAAGGAAAGGAACGCAGGGGCAGGCAGGGGGGCGCGGGTGTTCCTTATATATGTACAATGCACCATGAAATTTTCTATATATTTTTCTTGACATGCAAAAACAAAAGGCTCTACCAAGGGAATAAACCCAAGGCAGAGCCAAGTGTGTGTAGAATCTGAACGTGTCATAAAGCATAGACAGTACATATCTAATCATACTATGAATATTATATTACTGATTAGTGCCTTGATGAGCATACCAAGAGATTATACGTTATACTAACTGGAACATACCTTGGTATAGCTTATAGTATATACTATATGTACCGCTTGGCAGCGATACGGCCAGTATAACAACTTCTGACTACTCTGTCAATCCTAAAAATGATATCTTTTAAATATTTATTTTACTTTATTGTTAAATTAAGTATTGACAACCTTATTAAGCCTGTGGTATACTTTCTTAAATAATACTATTAGTAGGACACTAAACCAGATGATGTTCAAGTATGACACCTTCAAAGGATCAAACGGCAAGACTAAAAGTAAAAGTTTATTCTACGAGTTATGTTATTCAGAGACTGATGATGCAGTCTTTACTTTAAAGGATAGGGACTTAGAAGCTCACGGTAAGTTATACTTGTCATTGCAGAAGCTCTACCTTTCCCTAGCACCTAACGATCCAACTGAGTACGAGTTTGCTCAGACAGTCTTTGGTTCGTGGGAGGTATGGAAGATTGTATCTAACTCAGTTGGTGTCAAGTCTCATGTAGCCAAGTGGCGCAGGGAGGTTGAAGTCAAGGTTAAGTCTGAAGCTATTAAAGCAATCGCAGAAGAAATGAAGACTAACGGCAGAAGTTCCTTCAGTGCCGCCAAGCTCCTTTTGGATAAGGGTTGGTTAGATAAGGACAACGCCTCTCAAGCTAAACAAAAGCTAAAGGCAAGAGAAGAAGACGATCAGAACAAACAAGCTCTGTCTCTTCTTTCAGAAGATGCTGAACGCTTAGGTATTAAGGTAAACTAAACCAATGGCTAAAAATCCCACAGTTCTTTCTCTATCAGCTGGCTTTGCATCAACCCCCGTTATGAATGGTAACTTCGAAGCTTTACGAGAAGGCTTCAGTAATACTTTGTCATTAGACGGTAGCACTCCTAACGCTATGGGTGGTTCCCTAGACATGAACAACAACGACATTATCAATGCAAAGAGTTTGACTATTGATGGTGTTGATGTATTTACTTTAATAAACAAAATCACAGTTAGCACAGCAGACCCATCAGGTGGCGTGAATGGTGATGTTTGGTTTAAAGTAAACAGTTAAGATAAGATTTTTTAAAGGAACACGGTACAATGGCGGCACTAGCAAACTACTCAGAGAAACTTCTTTTAGATTTCCTAATGACAAGTGGATCAGCTACTCGTCCTACAGCTTGGTATGTAGCTCTATACACCGCTGCACCTAACGATGCTGGCGGTGGTACTGAGCTTTCAGGTGATGGTTACACTCGTCAAGCTGTTACTTGGGCTGCAGCTTCTTCTCCAGCTGGTACAACATCAAATACAAACGTCCCATCTTTTACTGCCAATGGTGGTTCTTGGGGTACGGTTACCCACCTAGGTATTTTTGATGCCTCGTCCTCAGGTAACTTCTTATGGCATGGAGCTTTGTCTGCATCCAAGGTAGTAGCTGATGGAGACACCATTGACTTTGCCGTTGGGAATATTGATTTAACTTTAGCTTAGAGTAGAAACTAAACTATGGCTGACGGTAATCGAATACTAGAATCGGGTAGTGATACCCGAATACTAGAGAGTGGTGCTACTCGCATTACTGAGAACTTCGTACCAGCTGAGACTTCTCTCGTAGGTACTGGTACTCAGGTTGCGGTAGCTTCACTGAATGGTTCAGCTGATGCTAACCTAACTGGCACTGGGACACAAACAGTTGTAGCAACTTCTAAGCAGTCAGGTAGTTTTGGTCCTGTAACTGGTAGCGTTACCAGAGTACTAGAGAGTGGTGACATACGTATAACAGAAGGCGGTGACACACGAATAACCGCTGACGTTGTAATTAACTCAGGTGAATCAACTATAATAATAAACGGAACACTAGTTCTCTTCTTCTCTGAGGCATATATAAAACAAGCTGGTGTGTGGACTGTCTTTACACCCTACATTCAATACAAAGGCAACTGGCAAGTCCCAGAAAAACTAAGCAAAAACATATCCGACGATTGGAAAAGGATTTACTAAATGGCTAACGTAAAAATTTCTCAACTACCAGCTGCGTCAGCTGCAGTAGGTGCCAACGAGTATGAGATTAATGAGGCTGGCACATCTAAGAAAGTCACAGGTACACAGCTTGCAGCTTTTGTTGAGGGAGTTGTATCAAGTGCGCCTACCTTTACTGGTATTGTGTCATTCGCAGATGGATCAAACAGTGCGCCATCCATTACCAACACAGGTGATGTAAACACAGGTATGTTCTTTGGAGCAGCAGATACTGTTAGCTTTACAGCTGGTGGCACTAAACGATTAGATGTTAACACATCAGGTATAGCTGTCACAGGTACAGCAACCATTGCAGATAGTGGTCTTGTTCTGGGGTCTACTGCAGTTACAAGTACTGCGGCTGAATTAAACCAGCTAGACGGTAAGGTTGCTAAGACAGCTGGCAAAGAAAGCATTTGGGTTCCCGCTGCAGCTATGTACCCATCTACCACAAACGGTTGCTCTGCTTTAACACAGGTTGAGACTACCGCACTTCGTCCTGACTTAAAGGTGTTAGACTTTGCAGCTGATGCAGATGACTTCGCACAGTTTGCAGTTGCGTTCCCTAAGAGTTGGAATGAAGGTACAGTAACCTATCGGCCAATGTGGACAGTCACAGGAACAAATACAGGCAATGTTACTTGGCAGCTAGGTGGTATTGCTGTGTCAAGTGATGATACAATTAACACCGCATTTGGTACTCTTGTTGCTACTACAGCCTTGGCTCACAGTGGTACATCAAATGACTTAATGGTTTCAGCTGAGAGTGGAGCAGTTACAATAGCTGGATCACCTGCAGCAGCAGACTTATGTTTCTTCCAAATAAACCTAGACACAAGTGCCTCTGCTCAAACTGGCGCAGTTCGCTTGTTGGGCATCAAGTTCTTCTTTACTACTGACGCAGCGAATGACGCATAAGGATTACAACTAATGAGTAGTTTTGGATATGATCTTTTAGGTTTTGGCTCTTCGGCTAATACTGAAATAGCCGTAGAGCCAGACGATGAGTTCAATCGTGTCTCGTTTCTGTCTCATTTTGACGGTGCAAACAACGGAGTCAACAATGCCTTCGACGATGGAAGTGCTGACAACCTTACAATATCTACGGCTGGCAATGTAACGCAAGGCAGCTTTAGCCCGTTTTTTAAGGAAGCTGGTAATTGGAGTGTAGACTTCAGTGGAATTAGTAGTCCTTTGATACGTTTTGACAGTGACTCTAATATGGGCGCTGGTACTGGAGCGTACACGGTTGAGGCTTGGGTAAATTGGAGTAATTGGGCAGGAACAAACCAACGAATTTGGTTACAAGGCGTTGCAGGCACAGACGGTATTGTTCTAGGAAAAAACGCAGGTGAAAATAAATTATTTACTAAAGGCGCTGCAATAAATTACTCCTTCACTCCCACCTTGGGTCGGTGGTATCACATAGCTGTTGTTAGGGCTAATACTAATACTAATGGGGAAAGCCTTTATATTGACGGAACTCGTGTTGCTCAAGGAACGCAAAGCGGTAGCGTTGCTGCAAACCAGTTCATTGTCAGTGGTCTAAATTGGGCCGCTAACTACAATCTCCAAGGGAAAGTTTCAAACTTTAGGTACACAAAAGCAGCAGTGTACAGTGGTTCTAGTTTCACTCCGATAGAGGAGCCTTTGTCAGCTATAACATACACTGAAATTCTAACATGCCAAGACCATAAGTTTATTGATAATTCGGCTAGGGCTAGACCCATCCTACAAAATAATTATGATAATGGTAAGGCAATCATCTCAGGCTTAGGCCCCTTTCTAACTGACGCAGCGTATGACCCTGCGGTAAACGGTGCGAGTGCTTACTTTGATACGACTCATACGGGTGCTATACTTGCAGCTAGTCCACCCGCTATGACATCAACTTTCACATATGAGTGTTGGGTTTATCCTATAGGTAATGGAACTTATAAACCGTTATTAAATCAAGGTCCGAGGAACGGAAGTTCTGTATCCGCCTTTTACATTGGAGCAAATACTAAATTAGTTCTGCAAATTGCTGACAGTAACGGTGCTAATAAGATAGTTATTGCAGGAAGTGCTAATGATATAACACTGGGCCAATGGAATCATGTTGTATTAACGCACCTATATGCAAGCAGTACCAATAGTACGTATAAAATTTACTCAAATGGTATAGAAAAAAGTTCGTTAATTCATACTGGAGGTTTTAGTTGGGCTACTGGGGCAGGTTCGGGTCAACCTCTAGTTATTGGTCGGGATGAATTTGAAGGCGAATACGGGGATGAAATGTTTGTTCAGGATGCTCGGCTAGTGGTTGGCTCATTAGTCTACACAGGCAACTTCACCCCACCTACTGCGCCCCTCACAGCCATCACTAACACCAAGCTGCTGCTAAACATGGCAGACGGTCAGATAATCGACATAGCGCAACCGAACAATATGGTGTTGTATAACAATGCTAAACTCAGCACTGCTCAAGCTAAGTTTGGTGATACGTCACTGTTGTTAGCAGGCTCTACTGGGAATGGTTCGCAAGGGGGTGGTTCTGTCCAGTTAGAAAAAAGAGGGTCCTTATCAGGGCCGTTTACCATTGAAACATGGGCATGGGCAGATGACACAACCAACGCTTTCATGTTTTGTCAGGGTCAATATAGAATTGAGTTAGGGATAAATGGGAATACTCTCAGAATGTATAAAACGTCCAGCATCACGGGAGACGGGTACATAAACTTTTTTACTGGTGGTGAATTTTCCGTAAATACTTGGCATCATGTGGCTTTAGTTCGTGACACGAGCAATGTCATAAAGTGTTACCTTAATGGAACAGCTAGTGGCACAACCCTTACGGATGCTACGGCCTTCCCTGCAAGCGACGGTGTATTTTCAATAGGTAGTGAGTATCATTCTACTAGCCCCAATCGTTGGCATGGGTGGGACGGATACCTTGATGAATTTCGCATTTCTGAATTTGCCCGTTACACCAACAACTTCACACCGCCAACTAAACCATTCGCAGACAAAGGACAGTAACAATGAAGATAGCAAAAATGAATGGTGACACTATAGTTGAGGTGGGTTCCCACAGAACACTATTCCCTAACACTAACTTCTACTCAGCTGAACCAAATGATGCATGGCTTTTAAATAATTCTTGTGTAAAGGTTGTAACCTTCTTGGCATTTAATAATGCTACCCACCGAAGCGAGAGTGTTACTCCTTATCTTTCAGATGGCACTGTATACACTCGCCGTATAGTTGCACTAACCTCTGATGAAATAGCTGCTATTGCTGCGGCTGTTGTCGTAGCAACAAAGCTAGGCAACCGCGCGGAACGGGACAAGAGGTTGGCTGCTTGTGATTGGGTTGCAATAAAAGCGTTAGAAGCTGGTGGTTCTGTGGCATCTGATTGGGTTACATACCGAACCGCTCTGCGTAATATTACAGCCCATTCCAACTGGCCCGACTTAGTGTACCCAGACAAAGAAGGTAACGGTGGCGATTGGCCGACTTCACCTTAGTGATAAATAAATTAACTTTTATAGTTGACAACCAAAACAACTTAGGGTACAATGGACACACTAGACCAAATCAAACAAGCAGCTGAGACTGACTTAGCTACATTCATTAGGCTGGTAGCCCCTGAGCAACTCTTAGGACAGTGCCACGAAGATGTTTGTGATTGGTGGACAAGACCAGATCATAAGTCACATCAGCTTCTTCTCTTCCCTCGTGACCACGGTAAGTCTCGCCTTGTTGCATATCGTGTAGCTTGGATGCTAACCAAAGACCCTACCCTTCGCATACTTTACATATCAGCCACAGCTAACCTAGCCGAAAAACAACTAGGGTTTATTAAAGGTATCTTAACTTCTGAAATCTATACTAGGTATTGGCCCGATCATGTCAACCCAGATGAAGGTAGACGAACTAGGTGGACTAACTCAGAGATTATGTTGGATCATCCGCTACGTAAAAAAGAAAATGTACGTGACCCCTCAGTGTTTACTGGTGGCCTTACTACTTCCCTTACAGGGATGCACTGTGACATTGCCGTTTTAGATGACATTGTTGTTTACGAGAATGCATACACAGGTGAAGGCAGAAACAAAGTTAAAAGTCAATACTCTCTTTTGTCATCTATTGAGGGAGCCAACGCACAGGAGTGGGTTGTAGGGACTCGTTATCACCCAGCTGATTTGTACAATGATCTGTTGCAAATGACAGAAGACATATACGATGATGACGGTAACAAGATAACTGAAGAGAACATCTACGAAATCTTTGAGCGTCCAGTAGAGGAACGTGGAGATGGTACAGGACAAATGTTATGGCCTCGTACTCAACGAAGAGATGGTAAGTGGTTTGGTTTTGACATTAAAATCCTAGCTAAGAAGCGTGGGCAATACCTAGACAAGGGACAGTTTAGAGCGCAGTACTACAATGACCCTAGTGACCCTGACAATGTACCAGTAGGTAAAGACAAGTTTCAGTACTACGACAGGAAGCACCTTCGACAAGACAACGGCTACTGGTTCTACAGAGATAACAAGCTTAACGTCTACGCTGCAGTTGACTTCGCATTTAGTTTGTCAAAGAAAGCAGACTACACAGCCATAGTTGTTGTAGGAATAGACTCAGATAACAATGTCTTTGTTTTAGATATTGACAGGTTTAAGACAGATCGTATCTCAGAATACTTTGAGCATATCTTTCATCTGTCAAGCAAGTGGTCCTTTCGTAAGATGAGGGCTGAGACATCAGTAGCTCAGGTTGCAATCGTTAAGCAACTTAAAGAGTTAGTTAAACAACATGGTCTTTCGATCAGCATCGAAGAGTTCAGACCTAACAAAAACCAAGGTAACAAACAGGAGCGTATAGCTTCAGCTTTAGAACCTAGGTACGACAACCTTAGCATGTGGCACTACAGGGGTGGCAATACTCAAATCCTAGAGGAAGAGTTGTCATCCCGCAACCCACCACACGATGATGTTATTGACGCACTTGCCTCCGTGGTAGACATGGCTGTTAAGCCCTCTCGTACTGTAAGACGAACAACTACTAATGTCGTACAGTTCAATTCAAGATTTGGTGGAGTTTCATTCTAATGGCTGGCACAACAGTTGATTTTAAAACTACGATTAACCCCCACAGTGTAGCCTCTGAAATTTCAGATCGTTGGACCGAATGGAACAATGCCCGTCAAACAAAGATTGATGAGTGGAAAGAATTAAGAAACTACGTGTACGCTACTGATACTCGTACCACAGCTAACTCTAAACTACCTTGGACTAACAGCACAACAACACCTAAGCTCACACAGATTGCAGATAACCTACACGCTAACTACTTCTCAGCCTTGTTTCCTCAGAAGCGTTGGTTTCGTTTTGAAGCTAGTGACAGTGAATCAGACACTAAAGCTAAACGAGATACTATCCAAGCATACTTAGAAAACAAAATTCGTCAGTCTGACTTTGAGAACACAACAAGCAAACTAATCAATGACTATATCCAGTATGGTAACTGCTTTGCTTCCGTTGACTTTGTTAAGGACTACACCACCTATGAAGATGGTGAGAGGGCTGTCAACTACCTAGGCCCTAAGCTAGTACGTATCTCTCCTTTTGATATATGCTTTAACCCTTTAGCCCCTGACTTTGGTAGCTCCCCTAAGATCATTCGTTCTATTATGACAAAGGGTGAGGTCAAACGAAAGATTGATGAGACAGTTGACAACGCCTACATGGAAGAAATCTTTGAGAAGATGCTCTTCAATAGGTCAGCCGCTAGTGGTACTGATGTTGATATGTCAAAGTCTCAGGCATTTATTGCAGATGGTTTCTCTTCCTTACAGGAATACTATGAGTCAGACTTTGTAGAGATACTTACATTCTACGGTGACATGTATGATGCAGACCATAACCATTACCACAAGAACCGTATCATCACAGTTGTAGATCGCTCCTACGTCCTGTCCAATGAGCAGAACCCTAGCTGGTTAGGTAAGGCTTCTGTCTTCCACGCAGGCTGGCGTGACCGTCCTGACAACCTTTACTCTATGGGGCCGCTAGACAACCTAGTAGGTATGCAGTATCGCATTGACCACCTAGAGAACCTTAAGTCAGATGTGTTCGATCAGATTGCATACCCTATGCTTAAGATTAAGGGTGACGTGGAAGACTTTGATTTTGAACCAGGATCTCGAATTTACTTAGGTGATGAGGGTGACGTAGGTTACCTAGTTCCTGACTCTACAGCCCTTAACGCTGACTTCCAGATTCAAAACCTAGAGAATAAAATGGAGATGCTTGCTGGTGCTCCTCGTGAAGCTATGGGCATACGTTCAGCTGGCGAGAAGACAGCCTTCGAAGTGCAGTCTCTTATGACAGCTGCAGGTCGTATCTTCCAACACAAGACTGCTCACTTTGAGCGTGTGTTTCTTGAGCCAATACTTAATGCAATGCTAGAGGCTGCTAGACGTAACATGGATTACGCTGACACAATCAGAGTATTGAATGAGGACACAGGTGTGTTCTTCTTTGAGCAGATCACTAAGGAAGACATCAAGGCCAACGGCAAGATCATTCCTATGGGCGCTCGTCACTTCGCAGAACGTGCTCAACGTGTACAGTCCATCACCCAACTGTACCAACTTAAACTTGCAGACCCAACCATTGCTGCACACATGTCAGGTAAAGAGTTCGCTCGTATACTTGCAGATGAGCTAGGTGAACCAGCTTTGTTCTCAGAGAACATCACTGTCATTGAGCAAATGGAAACACAGAAGATTGCAATGGAAGCTCAGGTTCAGTTTGAAGAAGAGCAACAGATTGCAGTTGAGAAGGGTATATAATGAAGTCGGCTTGGTTTAGTAAATGCAAAACTAAAGAAGACAAACTGGCAGTACGACAGAGCATCATGTCAACTCGTGAGAGCCTCGGACGCCTACAAGAAATTCTTGAGCCACTACTCAAGGACACCCTACCTACAGCGGACTACGATAGTCCCTCATGGGCTTACAAGCAAGCTGATAGGATCGGGTATAACAGAGCACTAACCACGGTGCTTGATCTTATCAACTTAGACAAGGAATAATAATATGGTATTCACTGAGGGAACTGCAACCGCACAGCCCACTCAGACAGAGCAGACACAAGAAGCAACCCCACCACAGGATTCTTTTTTGTCAAAACTCGTAGAGGCAAAGGGAGAGAACTGGTCCAACCCTGAGGTTTTAGCCAAAGGTAAGTTGGAAGCTGATACTTACATTCAGACTTTAGAAACACAGTTGACACAAATGCGTGAAGACTTAAAGAAGAAAGAGTATCAGGAAGAAGTCCTCGAACAACTCCAGAAAAAGGCCACTGATTCTACTGCAGTGAATAATGGAGCGCCCAATAATAATAACAGTAACGCTGACGGAGAGAACACCACTCGTAACATCAGCGAGGAAGACCTGAAGAGCCTTGTTGAAAAGACACTAACTGAACGGGACAAAGACTCAGTTGTAAAACAAAATCTTAGACTCGTTAATGAGGAAATGGAAAAGAGTTATGGTACAGAAGCCACAGCTAAAATCCAAGAGAAAGCACAGGAACTAGGAATGAGTTTCGAGCGTATGCAACAAATTGCCTCCGAATCTCCTAATGCTTTTTTTAATCTTATTGGGGAACCAAAGAAAGACTTTAGACCTATGGTCCAAGGTTCGGTTCGCACAGAAGGTGTCAACATGCAAGCCTCGTCAGAACGTGATTGGAATTATTACCAAAACCTTCGGCGAGATAATCGTAGCCTATACTATACCCCCAAGGTACAAAGACAACTTATGGAAGATAAGGGTCGCATGGGGGATAGGTTTGGAAACTAATGGAGAAGTAATATGTCTGGTATGAATACAGCCAACTCTACCCTCCTTACTCGGACGGACGTTTGGACATCTGAGCTTAAGGAAATTTTAAAAGATGAAATGCAGGCACAAAAGTATGTGCGTATGCTTGAAGGTTTTCCTGACGGAAACACTTTTCACATCCCATCTATCGGTCAAGCGCAAGTTGACAACTATGTTGAAGATGCAGCAGTTGAATATCGCCCACTTGACACAGGTGAGTTCACCTTCTCAGTCGATAAGTATCTGTCATCAGCCACTTACATGACTAAGAAAGCTGAGCAAGACACTTTCTATGCTAACGAATTGATGAGTCGTTTTGTTCCTGAGCAAGAGCGTGCAATCATGGCACACTTCGAGACTACCACTATGGCGTCTCCTGAAGCTGGTGTCACTGCAAACTCACAGGAAGACATTGACAGCATTCACCACCGTATGTCAGGTGGTAACTCAGGTAAAATCCAACTTGAAGATTTTGCCTATGCTCGTTATGCATTGAAGAAGGCATCAGTGCCAGATCAAAACATGGTTGCTATTGTTGACCCGTCAGTAGAGTTTATAATCAACACTCTTACTAACGTAGCCAACGTGTCAAACAACCCTCGCTTTGAAGGTATCGTAAGTAGCGGTATCGCAACTGGTATGCGTTTTGTAGCTAACGTATATGGTTTTGATGTATACACATCTAACTATTGCAAAGATGCAACTGACAATGCTTTGCCTGAGCGTGATGGCTCAACCACTAACAACTTCTCCTCTACTAACGGAAAAGTAAACCTCTTCTTCTCAGCTAATGCTACCGTAAACCCATTCGTGGGTGCATGGCGTCAACAGCCTGAAGTAGATTATGAGTACAACAAAGACTTTCAACGCCACGAGTTTGTAACTACTGGTCGTTACGGTGTAAAATTGTACCGCCCTGAAAACATGGTTCGTATTATAACGTCCGCAGTTGTATAAGGAGATACAAAAATGTCTTACACTAATGCCGATGGTCTTTTTACCCTTACTGGCACTGCCAAGGGTGATCCCAAAAATAACGGTGGGATGCTTAACGCTGTTAAGTGGCTTGTCGTTGAAATCCCAGATGCAACATTATTAGGGGCTGCACAAGTAGCACCTACACCAAATGATGCATTTATCCCAGCTGGTTCATACATTACCGCAGCTACCTTTATTACTACTACTGCCTTTACTTCAGGTGGCTCTGGTACTTTAGGTATTGGTTTGTTTACTGCCGCTAATGCTGCTATTGATGCCGATGGTATTGATGCCGCTATTGCTAAAGGGGCTTTAGCAGCTGACACAGTTGTCCTGTGTAACGGTGCTTTAGTCGGTGGTACTGCTGGTGTTGGCGCAGCTAACGCTTATGTTGGTGTGCTGCAAGCAACTGCAGTCTTTACTGCTGGTGCTGGTAAGCTCGTAATTGAGTACATCGAGCCATAAACAATAAAGGGGTGGGGCTTTTATTTTAGTCCCACCTCACTTTACACTTGACAAACTTATAGAATACATGTAAAATATCTTTACCCGATGCAGGGTATAAGGTATACTACTCTTAGTAAGGAAACCTAATGGCTAATATAAACCACAGTACTCTTACAGACCCATACCTACATGAACCTAAGGGTGCCTACGGAGCTACTGCAGGTAAGGTCTATGTCTCTAATGGATCAGCTAGTGGAGTTTGGACAGCTAAGGAAACTTTATCTGGAGAGGTTATTAGTGGCTTCATAACTGATGTATCAACAGCAGCAACTGTCTATGTACCTATGCCTTTTGCGGGAACAATCAATAAGGTTGTCACTGTACTTGAAGGAGCCATTAGCAACGCTGATAGTATCATAACAGTAAAGAACGCAGCTGCAGCAACTATGGGTACGATTACAATAGCTCAGTCTGGTTCCGCTGCAGGTGACGTAGACACTGTATCCCCATCATCTAACCACACAGTAGCAGCTAACTCATTCATCACAGTAGCTACAAGTGGTGCGTCACAAACAGCAAGAGTATTAAGGTTCGTCATAGTATTGGATCGCACATAATGAAACGTACACTCCTCTCAATGGTTCAAAGTATTCTGAGTGATATGGACTCAGAGGATGTAAACTCAATAGGTGACAGCATTGAGGCACAGCAAGTAGCCTCAGTAATAGAAGACTGTTTCTATAACATTGTGTCAGCCCGTGAGATACCTGAGCACCAGCAACTCCTAAGACTAACAGCTTTGTCAGACGTTGCACACCCCACTCATTTTCAATACCCAACAGATGTTAAAAGTATTGACCGTGTTTTCTACAACACAGCTTCCACTGGGTCAACCTACGTGGAAATTTATTACATTAATCCCTTAGACTTTATTACTCGTATGGATGAGTCAAGCTCAGGCTCCCAAAAGGTTTTAGATAAGGCTGGCGGCACTGACTTGTTTGTTCTTAACAACGTAAGCCCAACCTACTACACATCATTTGATGATAACTTTATTGTATTTGATTCGTACAACAGTGCCATTGACACAACACTACAGGCGTCAAAGAGCAGGGCTTACGGATCAGTGTACCCATCCTTTACAATCAGTGACTCATTTGAGCCTGACCTAGATGACAACATGCTACCTTATCTTTTGGCTGAGGCTAAGTCAACCTGCTTCTCTCTCTTTAAAAGTGGGTCAGACCCTAAGATAGAGCAGACTGCTCGACGCCTTAAGTCATACGTCCAGAACGACATGCATAAAACTAAAACTGCTAATCGGCGTCCTAACTATGGAAAGTATAGATGACAGAGTTTATTGAAGAAACAGTTAACCAACGCTGTGTCTGCAAATCTAACAAGATGCAAAGTAATATTATTATTGAAAAGGAGCTTGGCGGTTTTATATTCTTTGTTGTCAAGGTCGAGAAGGGATCAGTACCTAAAGAATTAAACGGTAGGTACTCTTCTATGATTAAAGCTAAAAAGGCTGTTGGAGAATATCTTAAAGATAAAAGAGAAACCAGTACCACCCGTAGAGAGAACTTTGGTAAAGAGTTCGATGAACGTAAGAAGGTAAAAGATGCCGCAGAGCTTAAATCAAAAGACAGTAAATAACTTTGTCAAGGGCCTTATAACTGAGGCTGCTGAATTAACTTTCCCTGAAGGTGCTTCCGTTAATGAGTTAAACTGTGACCTTCGTAGAGATGGCTCAAGGCGCAGGCGTGAGGCTCTGACACTTGAGAGCAACTCAGTTTTGTCATCCTTCACAATTTCAGATACTGAAATATTTAATACGGGTAATTGGGTTAACGTAAACGGTAACGCATCTCTTGAGTTTCTAGCCGTACAAAAAGGTAACACCCTTTTCTTCTACAACAAAGCTGAACTACCTTACTCAGGTCAGATTGTTTCAGGAAGTGTTGTTTTGTCTGACCATGAGTTTGCTGGATCAGTTGGTTCTAATAATTCTAAGTGTCAATTTGCAAGTATTAATGGTACGCTAATAGTTTCCTCTGAAGCCATTAACACCATTGTTGTATCTTGGGATGGGACTTCCCTTTCCGTTGCAACCATATCCTTTAAGACAAGGGACTTTGAATGGCAGGGGGATACTGATAGCTATTCATCTGGTGCTAACTCAAACGCTACCCGTGACTACGACACAGCTAATTCAGGCTGGGTAGACTCAAAGGGCGCTACAGCTTTAGCTACGTACAAGGCTGCTAACTCAAACCAACTACCACCTTTAACACACCCTTGGTATGCTGGCAAGGATGCAGACAATGCATTTGATGCAGCTGAGTGGGCCTTAGTCTATGCTGGCTCAAGCCTTACAGGTAACGGTCACTTTGTTCTTGACTTCTTCTCTAAAGTTAGGTCTGGTCTTCCTACAGAGGTCGAATCATCTCGTTTTAAATCTGTTGCGTCATTCTCAGGTCGTGTGTTCTACGGTGGATTAACAAGTGCCAAACATGCAGGTACGATTGTGTTCTCTCGCCTTGTTGAAGACAACGCAGACTTAGGTAAATGTTACCAACAGAATGACCCAACATCTGAATACTTCTCAGACCTACTGGCAACTGACGGTGGTTCCATTAATATCCCAGATGCTGTCAACATCCAATTACTTTATCCTTTCCGCTCCTCCTTGTTTGTCTTTGCTGAGAATGGCGTATGGCAAATCACAGGTGTGGACGGTATCTTCTCAGCTGCAGCTTATGGTGTCAACCGTGTGTCAAGCATTGGCTTGGCTAACCCTCAGTCTTTTATCCAAGCTGAGGGCTTACCTTTCTGGTGGTCACGTTTTGGTATTCACACCTTATCTATGGATAGTGTATCAGGGCAAGGCTCAGAACAGAACCTTACTATTACAAGCATTCAAACTTTTTGGGATGCCATAGATACAGACGCTAAGTCTAAAGTTACTTCAGTCTACGACAGCATCAACAAGAAAATATACTGGGCTTATCCCAACAACGGTGAGACAGTATCTTCTAAACTAAATAATATCTTAGTTCTTGACCTTACCCTTCAAGCCTTCTTCCCTTGGAAAGTTTCTGACGAAGCTAGTTCAAGCAGCTGTATAGTAGGTGTAGCCTTTTACTCAGGGTTTGGTGCAGCTGAGTTAGAATTAGATGTTGTTGCCTCTCAACAAGTTGCCACGACCACAACATTTGCAATCACAGTTGCTAGTGTTGGAGGGTCAAACTACTTTCATGTAGATGGAGTAAGCCACCCAGTTCTTAATTTAGTCAGGGGTAGCACTTACATTTTTGATGTTAGTAATGCCAGTAATAATGGACACCCACTAAGATTTAAAAACTCTGACGATAGTAGTTACACTACAGGCGTTGTGGTTTCTGGAACGCAAGGACAATCAAATGCAAAAGTAACACTTACTGTTGCTTCTAACGCACCTAGTAGTCTAAAGTATTATTGCACAGTGCATGGAAATGGCATGGGCAACACTATCAACGTAACCACAAGTACTGATCTAAACGATGTTGTCCAAGGTGATGACGATATAATATCTACACAACTGTCTGACTTCACGACAGGTGACGCTGCCCTTGTACTTCTTGTCCGTAATGGTTCTGACAATAAACTTACAATGGCTACATTCTCAGGAGATGCTTTCTTAGATTGGGGTACTCAAAACTATTCATCCTTTGCTGAGACAGGCTATGACTTCTCAGGTGATCTAATCCTTAAGAAGAACGCACCCTACTTAGCTGTGTATTCTCGCTTGACAGAGACAGGGTTTACTGTTAAAAATGATGGTGGGTATACATCAAACCGATCTTCCTCATTACTTGTTTCTTCAGCGTGGGACTTTAACGAAAACTTTGGAGCAGCCCAACAGGCTTACCGCTTTAAGTTTCCTGTTATAGTTGACCCTGAAAACTTGTCAACCTTTACTTACCCTGAGGATGTTATTACAACTAGGCTTAAAGTGCGTGGTCATGGTCGCTCAGTTCGATTAAGATATGAGAGTGAACAAGGCAAAGACTTTATTCTTCTAGGTTGGGGTCTGGTTATAGGAAGAAACACAAGGTACTAATGTCAGATTATATACTACGTGATGCAATAGAAGCAGATGTACTAGACATAGTACTTGCTGTCAAACAGTTCTGCAAAGAAATACCACACCCAGCTTGGGGTAGGTTTGATTCTAACAAGGTTAAAGAACTTGTGTCAAACTTAATAGCTAGTGACGCTGGGTTTGTTAAGATAGTTACGATTAATGAGGAGGTGGTTGGTGCCTTGGTTGCAATGGCTTCACCCGTACCAATCAACTCATTTATCTTCGCACAAGAAATAATGTTCTGGTTAGACCCAGATCACCGTAATGGCAAAACATCTCCTAAGTTAATTGACGCATACGTTGAGTGGTCGAAGGCAATAGGATGTAACTTTGTTAGACTATCAACACTTGACGAATTACTGGAAAGCAGAGTCGGCATTCTCTTTAAGAGAAAAGGTTTTAAATCTGTTGAGACAGCTTACATAAAGGAATTATAAGATGGCAGTATTTACAACTTTAGCGCTTGGCTACGGTCTTGGCGGGATAGCTTTAGCTGCAACAGGGACTGCAATTTATGCTGGGGCTTACGGCATTGACCAATCAATTAAGAGTTCAAAGAAAGCTGGGGATGCTGCTAGAAGTGCTAGGTCTGCTACTGAGATTCAAATCAAACAGCAAAAAGAGAATGCAAAACAGGCACGAAGGAGTGCAGTTAGGTCCAGCATTATAGCTAGGTCACAGGGAACAGTAGGAGCACAGGCGTCAGGTACACAGTCCTCCTCAGGTTTCCTAGGCGGTATGTCCTCTTTGGCGTCACAACTTGGCAGTAACCTAGGCTTTGGTTCTATGATGAGTGGCTTAGGTGAAAACTATACAGCCATGTCAGGTCTTGCTGCACAACAATCAGCTGAGTCAGCTATGTATAGTGCTAAAGCTAACCTTGGTTTTAAAGTAATGAACTTCGCTATGTCGGGTGGCAAGGCCTTTGATTTTTCAGGGGCCAAGAAAAAAACGTCTGGTGGTAGTCCCCCTACCCAATCCTACCCACAGGGTCGGCAGATATAAATAGTACTCTTCAAGAACTTGCTTACACATTATAAAGGCACAAAATATGGCAACCTTTCCTACCCTTGAAGATGGTATCTTTAATTCACA